AAAAGCCACCGCCATTGCGTGGATAAACTCGCCGTGATATTTCTGATGGTTGTGCGTGTACTCTTTCCGCACCCAACATTTAAAGTGCGGAATATTCGACTGCAAGTAAGCCATTTACGAAGTTGGTTTTATTTTTTTAACCGTTCCGCCTTTGTTCATTTTCATCATTGACTTTCTTGATACCCCATCTTTTTTCATCATCATGGGCGTTTTAACTGTTCCGCCTTTGTTCATCATGCGAGCCATTTTAACTGTCCCGCCTTTATTGTAGCTTTTAGTTCTCTTGTACATCAAAATCTCCTAAATTGATCCGCCAATGTTTGAAATCCCCCCAAAGGTGCTTCGTTGATAACCTTGAGGCAGATTTCCAGAAAGGAATATGTTACCTGATTCCTTGTCTTGTAAGTAATACTTGTCTTTGCTTTCTAATTGCCTGAATGGCAAGCTCCGCTCAACCATTCCTTGAATTTCTCTTTGTAAAGCGCCAGTGTCAGGAGCTAAGGTTTCTTGTAAGTAAGAACCATACTCAGGAGAGCCGGGGGCAGGTGGCTCATAACCCGGAGCAAAAGGATTGTCTCCACCAAAGCTTCCGCTTGCCCTAGGCAACATACTTCCTTGAATTCCGCCAAAGCCTCTAGCGCCTAATCCTTCACTGGATCGATAACCTTTTTGCTGACCGCCTTGCGTGGTCATGGTTAGTGGAGCGTTTGCCCTGTCAATCGCGCCTGTGGACCTTGCGTAAAAACCAGAATCCGGTCCCATTCGCTCTTGGGCCTTGGCGACGTTACTTAAAACTTTTTCTGTTTGTGCGGCTCGCTCTTGTCTTTGAGCGTCTCTGATGCGCTGCGGAACTACATCTGTGTTTATGTTTTTATACTGATCAAAATCTATTCCTAACGCTCTCTCAACCGGATCGATAGTTGCAGTTTCTACAGTTCCGGGTTGATTTGGTAAATTCCTTAAACTGCTGTCTTGCCTACCAACAACAATTTCATCGCCAATGTTTGGAACATAACTAGAGGCGAAAGGACTACTGCCTGACAAAACTCCACCACTACCATCCGGGCTGAAGGAGTCAAGAAGAGCTTCAATGTCTTGCCTTGTATTCATTACGCTGGGGTCTATTTTTTGCGGCGGAACAAAATTTAAAGTAGGCGTGGAAGCTGGTTGTTCTGGGGTCTTTGGAAATAATATTCCCGGTCTGTTTTTGATTAATCCACCAAGAATCCCCATCGGTCCGGTAGAGTCCTCAACTAGGTTTGCTATTGGTTTTGCAATGACGTTGGCTACATCGCCTATTGTTTTTGCGATGCCTCCAACGAGAGGTATATTTTGTATTCCTTCTCCTAGTTTACTCGCACCTCTTCCCAAAATATTACCTATTGCTGGTCCTGCTTTTGGTATTGATCCAAGACCTGACTGCATCGATAGAATGTTGCCCAAAGTTTTAGCTGCTGGACCTAAGCTTGGATCTTCTCTAAAGATATCCCTGAAGTCGGTAGTAAAACCAGAAGGGTCTGGTCTGCCGGTTGAATAAGTAACAAACTCCGGCGCTCTCATTGACGAGTATGAATCCATGGATGGAAGGGCTGTAATGCCGCTGTACCTTCCTTCAAAATTTTCTGGTTCTGCTTGAGATATTGGCGGCAAGTATTTTATCTCTGTGCCGTCCATGTAGAACTGACCACCACGAGGTGCGTCAGGTGGCAACAAGTCATAAAGCTGAGCTTCTGTCATTCCTCCTATTAAAGGCACATCTGGAGCGGCAGAAGGAACATATCTGGGATCGTCGACTCCGCCTGTAGAAACACCTAGGGGATTGACACCGGGAGCATCTGGTTGAGTCAAAGCGTTTAACCCAGCTCTGTAATCTTCTGCTTCCGACATCAATCCAGCCAACATCAAAGCATTTAAGATGTCAGCGGATTGATTGTCTTGCCGGGGAGCAGCAGGACGGGATGTCGTTGGCAAGAACGACATGTTCAATAAGCTAGGAGCTTGCAAAGCCACGATGGTTTAGTCGTACTTTTTTATCATTTCTAGAATGATGTGATACGCATCTCCGCTGCTATGTCCAACTGTCGTGAAATCTATATCTCCAGTTGGACTGCTTGCGTTGTTCGGTATTGCAGTGAAAGAATCGTAATACTCATCTCCACTACTGTCCGCTGGTATGTGCGTTAACAAAACGCTTGTAGAAGCGTCAAACTCTAGCTTGACGCTCATACCAACAGTCATCCACCAAATCTTTGCAATAGCTACAGAGGTGCATTCTTGTCCGGCTGAATTTTTAGCCAAAGCCGAAACGTCGACTTTTTTAACCGCAGATTCGCCAGTACCATCGCTGACGTTGGTGAACCGCATAACTGCGGTTCGTTCTCCGTCTTGAATCGTCTGTGAGGTGACAGTGTCAGCCATTATCTAACTCCTACAGTTCGGTTACCGCAGTGCGCTCTTTGTACGCGCCAACGTAATCGACGCTCAAAGTTTTCGCAGCAGCCGCACCGTTTTGAATTCCAAAAGAAAGAGTCATTTCTTCGTCGTCCGGCGCGTTGGTGCTAACCACGGTTCCAGCCAAAACATTGTTTTGAAAGACATGGAACTTCTGATCTTTAGGATCGTAAACGAAACCTAAAGTCATGAATGTGTCGTCAGCTAATGAGTTTGGAAGATCCAAGGTAGATTGGGTGCTGTCTTTTTCTACGACAAAAGTAATTGTAGCGGCTCCGTCAGACTTCAGGAAAAAGATGCCGTCAGTCACATCTAGCGGAGTAGTATCCGTAAGTTGCAAGCCAGCGACGATGTCAGACTGTGTCGCATCGTTGGTCTTGAATCGGATGTTGAAAGCTAGTTGCTTTCCAGACTCATACTTGAATCCCTCTTTAACTAACTGGAAAAAGTCGTGATCATTATCGCCAGCAGCGTTAGTGACCAAAAGAATGCCGCCGTCTCCATCAGTCAACGCTTCAGAGGCAGATCCTGTTCCATCTTCAGTTGTGGTGATTGTCCAATCTGACGCCAAGTAGGTGTCAAAATCGTTAAAGTAAGCGTGATATTTGTGGGGTGCCGGAGCTTTCAGCTTACCTAACGTACCGTCTGCTGAAATATTGGTCACACCCGAAGTGAAATGAGTTGTCATGATACAGTTCTCCTATGTTTGAACCAGCTATCGCACCATGCGATAAGCCATAATGACAATTCAAGTCTATTGCATTAACAGTGAAATAAAAAGCCCTTTGGCGACCACAGGCGGGCTAGTCCTGTTGCTTGTCAGGGGAAGGAATGGTTACCCCTCGGTCTAGTAGAGAGAGTCTACTTGCTGTAGACCATCTCATATTGCGCTCCCCTGCCGAGGGATTGCAACTGTTTTGCGTACTTTTTCAACATTACTTTTGCTGCATGCTGTTGAGCTGGCGACCAATCTTCTTGGTGAGCGAGAGAGTGACCAAATCCAGTGTCTACTTTGTTGTATCCAGATCCATCGACCTCGAAGGCGCCGTCACATGCTTCAGACAATCTTACCGCACATTCTCGCAACGCTTCTACAACTTCAGGTGAAAAAGGCTTAGGTTGTGATTTTTTCTTGGTGTTTGTAGCAAACACCTTCTCAACAGCTTCAACGTCTAGAGCAATATCTTCGATGCTGATTTCGTCTTGCACAACAACGTCGTCAAGAGCTTTGTCCAACACTTTCTGCTTGCCAACTAGAACTGATGCAAGTCTGGCGTCGATCGAACCGTCTACAACCAAATGCTGTACAAGCACTGAGTTTTGCTGACCAATCCTGTGACAACGATCTTCTGCCTGACTCATGTTTCCGGGCACCCAATCCATTTCTGCGAAAACCACATGGCTTGCAGAAGTCAAAGTGATTCCAACTCCAGCAGCGCCAATGGTTCCAATAAAAACATCAGCGTCGCCAGCCTGAAAGGTTTCTACTGCATGCTGTCGATGAGCTTGGTTGCAGTCTCCAGTGAGAGTAACCACTGATTTGCCAGCAGCTTCTAGGCCAGACTTGATGCCTTCGACCACATCCTTGTGGTGAGCCATCACTACGACTTGATGATCAATAGGTTCGAGGTGAGCAACCACATCTGCTACTTTTGCCAAAGCAGTTTCATGTCTAACTTCTGACATCTGCTCAAACTTGATGTCTTCTGATGAAGTTTCTGACGCGGCTTCTGACAAGCTGTCGAACTCTTTTGCAAGCTGGTCGCCATAATCCTTGCTAGGAAGAACGATAATTTGTCTAACCTTCTCAGGCAGATCTTTAAGAACCTCGTCTTTCTTTCTGCGGATCATGAATGACTGGCGAAGTATTCTTTGTAGCTCATCGAGATTTGATGCGCCGTCCCAGTGCCATCCGAATCTGTCTTGATAACCGCCAGCGTAGCGAACTCCAAACTTAAAGAAGTTGCCGAAGTTAGCAGGGTCTAAATAAGCAGCAATTGGTTGTAACTCAATTGGTCTGTTGGTGATAGGGGTTCCGGTCAATACAACTTTCCTGTTGGCTTTTATGTTAACAGCGACCTTGGTTCTTTTTGCTTTGCCATTCTTGATGTAGTGCGCTTCATCCATTACAACCAGATCCCAAGTTCTAGAGTTGATTGCGTCTTGATGCTTGGTTAGAACG